TGCAACTGTTTAGCCGCTTCAGCAACCAAACGAGACATCTGAACCTCAATCTCAGGCGGCAACTCCATATCAGGAGGAGGCAGCGGTACGCCCAACTGATCCTCGATCTGTGAGCGGTATGCGAAGCCAAGATGTTCTGCGATGTGCGCCATGATCGCGCCCTGCATCTGCTGGGCCATCGGGTTCTGACCAATGATCTGCATGATTTTTGGGTCTTGCAGCAGCGCGGTATGGGTAGTGATATGCGCTTCGTGATCCTGATAAATGAACGCTTTGGCTGGCTGGCCCGTCAGGAAGCCCATGTTTTCACTAACAGGGTCGCGTGGTTTCTGGTCATCTTCCACCGGAACGAGGTCTTCTGCGTTCTTGATACCCAGAACTTCAAGCATCTGCCTGTGCAGTTTCGGCAGGTTGTAAATCTGTGGAGCACCTTGAGCCAACTGGATCGCAGCCTGATACTGCATGATCCGCTGGGACATAGTTGCAGCATTCGGATCGCTGACAGGGATTACCTCAACGATGTCGTAGTCTGACTGCTTGATCTTTCTGTCCCCGCCGTTCGGCGTGTATGGGTAACTTGTAGGTGTGTCGTCACGGATAATTGCCTTGAGGAGTTTGAACTCCATCCGCAGTGACGCATGAACCCGTGCCTGTACTGCACTCATGGTCTTCAACGTGCGCTCAAGCAGAGCCAGCGTCGTACCAACCGGAGCCTGTGCGCTCATGTCGCTGATCTTCATGTCCGAGATCGCGCCCAGCCGCCGCCCCTCGTCGGTGATCTGGTTAAGAAGTGCAAGCAATGTCTGGCTAGGCTCCTTGTACGGCAGCGGCATGATGTTGTCGCGCACCGTGCCTGACGGCACATCTACATCCCGGAACTCGCCCGGAGCAATCGGCGTGTCGTCGCCCTTGATACGCAACCCGCGAGACTTCAGTCCACCCGGAAGGTTGCTCAGAGAGCCAGCGTCAACGAGTTGACGGATCAGGCTAGTACCCGCACGGGCGTAACCACCGATCAGGTGGATCAAGCCCAGACCATAAGCACCGAAGCCGGGGATGTATGTGTACTGCACAAAGTGCTGACGCTTGATCTTGAGGTCATCATCCTCCACCCAGTTACGGCGCACAGACAGAACTTCCTGTGTTCCGCGCTCGATGGTGATTACATATGGCAGGGCGATGCCGTCTTCATCCTCAAACCCCGGCAAGTCGTAGTCTGCATGGATTTCCAGCAACTGGAACCGATCATCGTCGGTCAGGCTGTAGCCCTGCTCTTCTGCTTTCTTCTTCTCCACATCAGTAAAGATGTGAACCGGATCACCAAGTTCTACGTCGCGGTAGAACCCAGCAACCTGTAGTTTCTTGACCTCGTTCTTTGTCTTACGCATAACGTGGGTGACACGCTCTGCGTTGTAGATAGTTGACGCGCCATACGGCATGACCATATCTTCAGCCGGGAGGAAGATGGAAACTTGTCGGCCCATCGCTGGGTCAAAGTATACCTTCTTGAACGCAGCACCCGTCAAACCAAGCGAATACAGCATCCGCTCGTGTTCGGCACGGTACTCGATCATCTCTTCGGTCAGTTTGAAGTTCATGTCATCACGAACTCGATCTGCCGCTTCTTCCTTCATCTTGTCGATAGCCCCAATAATCTGGGTCTTGACTGGGCCTTGAGCCGGGAATGTCTCGGTAATCATCTCCGCTTGGAAACGGATTGCTGCTTCAGTAAGCAAGGTGGAGTACACACCACACGCACCTGACCAAGGTTCAGTACGTTCCTCGTACTTCATCCCCAGTACTTCGAGCCCCTTGACAAACGAGTCCACCCAATCTTTGCGGGAATTGATATCAGCATCCACAAGACCAAGCAGATCAGATGAAATACTCTGCAAAGCAGAAGCATCCATGAAATCGGCCAGATTCGCATCAAAGGTTTCAGCATCCGCGCTGCTGGTGTCTGCTTCAAGATCAACCACCACTGATCCATCATCAGGTGCAATCTCAACTTCAATGCTCTGCTCTTCATCTAGGGCTGATGATGGGTTTGTGGTCGAGGACGAATACACTGCTTTATCGATCATGGTCTACTTTCTCTGTATTTAGTAATATGCCGCTCGGCGGGTACTCTTGAAGTACCTGATGTCTTCCTTCTCGTCAGTCGGCAGTTTTATGAACCCACCTTGACGGAACCGCATCAGGGCCATTACTGTGGAGTCAACCAAGTCATCGTTAGGCATGAACGGGAACCCCGCCACTTCCTCGACAACCTCCTCCCCCCAACGAGTCTGAGGAACCCAGACCAGCCCAGACTGCACAATATCTGCTACTGCGTTTAACCGCGCTAGTTTATCCCCGGAACCCCGGTGTGGTGTGTATTCTTGTACGGGCAGACCCATGCGCCGCATCTCTTGATACAGCGCGGCCCCGTTCGACTTCTTCTCAACGATGAACGAGTCTGGCTCCCAGTACTTGTACTCTTCTAGCGCAAGCCGCTTTAATTCCGGGAACTCCAGCCGCTTCTTGATCGAGTTGAGCAAGATGATGTTGTGGCAATCAGCCTCGTCGTTAAACCACACGCCCCACGTAGTTAGCGCGGTGTAGTCGGCGCGGTTATGTGACTCCGCAGCGGCGTCCAGCGACATGATGATATACTCGCACTTAGGCGGGTCTTCTGCCGACCACTGCTGCCACCACTCACGCTTTACTACCGAGGCTTCCTCAGATGTGGGGTTCTGCTGATACTGCGAGTTCCACTGGAACAGCGGCATGGATGCTTTTGTACGCTTGAGCGCAGTCAAGTCGTAAAACTCAGGCCACAGTGCCTTCTCGGTAACTTCCCCGGTTTGCTTGTTTTCTATTTCTAGGATCGCTGGGAACTCAACAACCTCGTACTGGTCGCCGCCCTCGTTCTTAGCCATATCAGCGATGACTCGCCCCGTCAGGTCGTTCAAGTGCCAACGGGTCTGGATGATTGCCACCCTGCCTCCCGGCATCAGTCGGGTACGCGCACCGTAGGTGAACCACTCGTATGCCTTGTCGAACACCTCAAAGTTACCGTTGATGATGTCCTGCTCGTTGTGTGGGTCGTCCACCAACAACAAGTCTGCACCTCGACCAGCCAGAGCAGAGCCTACGCCACAGGCGTAGTACTCGCCGCCCACGTTCGTGTTCCACCTACCCGCAGATTTACTGTCTTGGGCAAGGGTGACGGTTGTAAACACCTTCTTATATGCAGCGGTGTCGATGATGTTTCGCACTTTGCGGCCAAAGTCCACAGCCAGATCAGCCGTGTGGGACACCATCAGCACCTTCTTATTGGGGTATTTGCCTATGAACCATGCTGGAAAATAGATGGAAACGAGTTGGCTTTTGCCATGCCGAGGGGGTATGTTGACGCAAACACGGTCTTTTTTACCTTCAGCGATGCTCATCAGCATATCGGCAAGGATGCGATGATGCTTGCCCACCTTGTAATCAGGCTGGATGTGCTTGCAGAACTCAATAAGATCATCCCTGCACGCCTGTGCAGCGCGGCGTTCAGCCAGCGTTTCGGCAACTTGCAGGATTTCCTCCTGCTCTGCGGAGTCAAACTGATCTATATTGTTGACCAGCAGGTCGATATCCTCGTCCGACAGGTCTTGCTCCAGCATTACTTGCTCTCGGGGGCAAAAATATCAGCACGGGTGACAGTTTTCTGGGCCAATGCCTCATCAAACCCGATCTCTTCGTCCAAATTGGAGATCAAGTCCACAGGCACTTCGTTTGCCCACTCCTCAACCTCTCCAACTTCCTCGACTTCTACCGCATCAGTAACTTCTTCCACGGGTTGGGCCTTTTTACGCAGGGCATCCAACTTATCACGCAGGGATTGACGCAAATCTTCGGTAGAACGGTGCGTAACGGTCACTTCTGACCGCTCAGTAAACAACCCAACGTCAGAAATCTTACCCAGAAGTTCCAAAGCGCGGATACGCACGTTGGCGTTGGCGTTTGACGCCTCTAGAAGCAGTTTGTTGGTGACGAAATGGCGTATCTGAATCGCATTTTTAACCACGGCGTGGCTAAATTCCGTCAGGGACTCATCGATTTGCAGGATAACCGCAGGGCGCAGGGTGGAAAACGCAGCCGTAGTGAGCGATTGGCTGGTCTTATCCTCGTCTTTTGCAAAGGAAGTTACC